GGCTATGGCTATGGCGAGGGCGATGGCTCTGGCTCTGGCTCTGGCTCTGGCTCTGGCTATGGCTCTGGCTATGGCTCTGGCGAGGGCGATGCTTGGCACCGGTACTGTGCTGCATACTTGGCATGGGAAGAAAGCAGATAGGAAGTATTACGATAGATGGCAAATTCTTGTGACAAATGACTATCAACCATACCATGACTTAAAGAAAAATTCTTACGGACTATTCCAATTAAATGACGATGGTACAGAAAGATTTGTAAGGCTTCGCGATCAATTAAGGGGATATTTCAGAGTGAGGAATGAAGACTCAATAGACTTAATATAGGCGGGATAAATGGACTATAGCGCGTCAATTGTTAATGAGGCTGTACTAGCTTACGTTGTAGCGTTGATAGTTGTCGCAATTCTTTATTTAGGTAAAAACAATGAGTGATGAAAAGAGAATAGAAAAGTTTAAGGGCTGGAAGTATCTAGCCTCTGCATTTCCGGATAAGTTTAAAATAGACTTCACAGTAAACGTCGGTAAAGAGTTTAAATGTAACCTATCCGCCCTAACCGCTTCCGGCTGGCAAGTAATAGACATTCTTCCCGCTTGGGATATGAAGAAGGAAACGAGATTTGAGGACAATAGAGATGAATCAGCAACAAGTGAAGATATTCATTCAGTTAAAGTCTGATAGGGTCTTAGACGTTATAGGAATAGCCCCCGAACTCCGGGGGCAGATTGCAACCATAGTCACTGAACAGTCTACATACTTTGTGCCGTTAGACTCCATTGAGTATGTAGAAGTATCACCTATTTTTTCAGAAACAGATAGCAATTCACTGTACCAGTAGTGTTCGACCCTTTGGCGTAGTTTGCTCGGATGAATGGGGCATAGATTGCCCCTATGATCAAGATCTTGCCGCCCGAGGCTGCATTTAGGGTATGAGTCATGGAGGCAATATCTTCCCAGGTAGTTCCGTCAACCGACTGCTGAAACTTGAGCACCGCATCGGTATGACTAGCACTAGACCAAACAATTTGAGCAATGGCCGTGTCATGGTCTCCGGCATAAACACTATCCCCAACCTTGGCTGAACTCATTGCCTGAGCGCCAATTACTGTCAATTTTAAAGGTGAACTAGCCATTATCTTTCTTCTCCATTATTTAAATATTTTGGGGGGATCATATTCGGGTAGGGTCTTTTCCCTTGTCGAATACTGTCCAGAACTACTTCATATTCTGCACCAGCCGGTAGCGTAAGCCCCTCGGCATTAATCTTAGCCCCAATGGGGAGCAGTTTAAATGCTGCATTCTTATCCGTCCCTGCTAGGTCTTTTTCTAGTTGATCCATTGGGATAAATGTAGGGCTTCCGGCCTCCGGCTGAATGACGGTATCTAGTGGAGACCTTGCCGGGGATATTGGCTGAATGTTGTTAAGAGCTTCGTTTATTCTAGTAGACTGCTCTTTAAGCAACCTATTTTGAATAACTGCCTGCTTGATTTCTTCCTGCCGGTCTTGTTCCTTTGCTGCCTCTGATTTAGGGTCTGAGTATTTCAGGACCACCTTGCCATAATCTAAAAATTCTCGGCGAAGTGTCTTTATTACTTGCATCTTCTCCCCTGGGGATAAGGAGGAGTCAGAGTTGATAGACTTCTCAAGGGGTAAGACTTTTTCGTAAGAGTCTAAAACGATCTCTCCTTCCGGGGAATATGCTGATGGGCTTCCGATAATTCTGCCTACTGTGTTCCTAGTAACACTAGATGTTAGGGCTATCTTAGAGGAATCCCATATCCTTCTGCCTAAACTTGCCTTTACTGGTACGTCCCCTAGTGAAGTAATTACCGCACCGTCTAGCATTCCTTCTCGCTTAGCAAGATACTCGGCCGCAGCTAAGGCGGAGTCTTGGCCGTGTAGGCTGCTTATCTTTCTGAAAGTCTCGGCAACCTTGCCGGAAGTTAAATCATATAGTGCCCGAACTGGCTCCCCAGCCCCATATTGAATAGTGTTAGCAGTCTTAGATAGGGCAAACCCGATACCGGCATTCACTAGGCCCTTAGTCGGCTTCGGCGCTGCCGCTGCTGCCTTTAGTGCTGGGGAAGAATCTATCTTTTCCCGTAATGCTCTAATTTCTGCCCTGCTTACTAACTGAGTGCCGGCCCTTTCGTCCACTAACCTAAGGGCCTCAATTTCCTTCAGGTACTTATCGGGGTTCTTAAAGTAAGTGGATATCCTTCCGCCTATCGCTTCTTCTGGAGATATGTCCGAACGCCTTAGGACTGATATCCGGTCAACTAGGGAATCAAGCGCCTTCATGTCTTCCGCGATAGGTATCATGGCCTCAGCATAGTCGGGGACAAGCTCTTTTATCTTATCGTCTAGGGCCTTGCTGTACTTCCAATTAAAGATAGTTTGTGGAGACTCCCCCTTGAGAAGTAGGTCATCAAACTTAATGGAAGATCTAATGGCCTTCACCCTATCCCGAACATACTGAACTGGGATAAGTACCTCATGAGTTGGGTCTTCTGGGAGTCTAGATATCTGATTCTGTAGCTTTAGCCACCTGTAGCTATTTGGGTCCATACCGCCGAATTGGATATTGTAGATCATGTTTTTCTGATCTTGGATATCCTTTATGGCCGTCTTTACCGCATTATTAACCTGCTGCCCCGCAGGTCCGTATGAGGCTGAACTATTAGACATTGCGCCCTCTAGTATCTTCATCATGTCCGTAGAGCTTATCTTCGCATCAGACTGCCGAAGAATTTCTTTAGCAGGCTCAGAAGCGTCGAAAACTCGCTCACGGATTTCCAGGATAGCATCTGAGAAGTCTTTTGTGATTGTCTTAAAGTCATAGCCTTCGGCCTCTACAAAGTCCCCGGCCCTAGTAATGAGAGTATCAATGTCCTTATCGGGAATCTTGCTAAGGTTTTTGCCAATAGCTTCTCCGATAGCTGCCTGCTTTGCTCCGGGGGCCATTAAAGCTTCTGTCATGGCCTTAGTTTTCCGGTCTCTACTCCATTTTATCCCTGCCGCTATGGGCCTAGTAACTGTCAGACCTACGGCCTTAGTCGCTAGTGTTGCCGGATCTACTGGAAACAAGGAAGTGTCTAAAGCTATGTCAGCGCCAAAAGATGCTACAGGAAGCACCTCTTTTGTAAACTGAGAGGGGATACCCATATCCATAGAAGCCTGAAATAAAATATCCTTCATTTCCGGGCTGTCTATATTGTCCCAATCTTTCATTGCCTTGACTGCTTCAGAGGCAGCAAATGCCTGCAATTGAATCCCGTCTAGTCCCTGCTTAGCCCCTTGCTGGACTGAGTAGATATAAGACTTTATTCCAGTCTGAGGGATGCTTAGGGCCTTCATGGTTCTGTGAGCGTACTTAGCCCAAGAAGCGTCATGTTCGTCTTGCATCGCCTTCTTCCAGTCTCCATAGTCTCTAAACTTAGGAGCATCCGGGGGAGGAGTGTCCGGGCCTGTCCAGTCTTTAACGTCGCCCAGCGGGTCAAATGCCCCAATAGTTGACCCGGAGTTAAAGCCTTTAGCGTCTCCTAACTCTTTAGGATCTTCCATTATGTCGGCAGGGTTTAATTCTGTAACGTCAACCATGATATCTTCCGGCACCAGGTCTACGGCCGGAGCAGTCTCAATTTTCGGGTCCAAATTTTGGTCTTCTGCCGCCTCGGTGTCTGCCGGGGATATGTTCAAATCTTCATCCATTATTTCACCTCGGTAGCTGTTTTGCCGTCTTCTGACACCTTCCACCTAGCCCCCGCCATTGGAAAGACTTGGCCCGGTTTTACTGGGGCATCTTTCTTTATGCGAATAGTTCTAAGACTGGAAGATGACTTGGCCGGAGTGTATTTATCGTAGATGCTGTTTATTTCTCGTTCAAGAATCTTCATTGATTCTTTAGACGATTGGATAATATCAAATATCTTCCGATGGAACTGAGGGAGTTTCTTCCCGAATCCTACACCGTAGGGAGAGTTTATCCCTTGGAACTCATTTAGTTCCGATGCTAGTCTTTTGGCTTCTTCTTGCTGCACTGCATCAGCACCCTCTAGGGATTGAAATTGCTTTAGTTTAGCTTGGGCCAAAGTAATATAGGCAGCAGACTTTTTCTCCCGCTCCTCCGTAGATGTATCCCTGGAGTCTATTACCTTCCTGTAATTATCCAGGACTGTATAGGTCCCTGAGATATCGGCCGCTGCACCACGACGTTTTGCCAGTAGTTTAGATGTATCAGTTACCAGTATTTGGTCCGGCTTTGACATTCTATTAAATACGGCCTGCTGCTCAGTAGGGGGCTGCTTGCCCGGCTTAGGGGAGGCAAAAGACTTTTGAGGCTTAGGCTGAGCAGGGGCCTTAGTCGCAGGGGCCTTAGTCGCAGGGGCCTTAGTAGCAGGCTCTTGAGTTTTAAAGGGGGGGATAGCCCCGCCGGAGCCTGCCGATCCTTGGCCGCCGCTAGTCCCATTGTAAATAATTCTCTGATACTTGGGATATAGTTCGCCAAGTGAAGTCCTCATAAACTCGTCAACCCGTTCAGGAGTTTGGGAAGTCCTTACAAACTCGGACCTTATCTTTGCCCCGAACTCTAATAGCTTACGGTCCGCCTCCTTTTCATCCTTTTCATCCGCTAATGACTGCTTAAACGCTTCAAATGCTACCTTAAAGTTTTTATCCTTCTTGTCCTGCTCAATCTGTGCATTAATTTTCCTTTGTTCCTTATCGTCTTCTTGCTCCATCTTTTTCAATAGAAGGTCCATTGCAGAAATGGAATCTTTCATTTCTATTGGCTGGCCCTTATCGTCTGTAGGAGTCCAGTTTTGTTTTGTCGTCGGATTGACATAATAGAGATATTCTTTCCTCTTACCGTCCGGCCCTTCGATAACCTTACTAGCCTTTTGCCATCCGTTCTTTTCAGAAATGGCTTCTTTTCTGTGTGTCAAATATAGTTCAGTCCCTTTTGCCACTCCAGCAAACCCGGCAGCGCCGCCGAGTAGAGCGCCATCCCTGCCGCCTAGAGCATATCCGGCTAAGGATGTAATCGCTGGAAGTAGGGCAACCGCTAACTTGGTAGCTACGTCCCAATTGCTAGAGTCTTTAGAAGTCTTGGCCTCTAATGCCGATGGATTATCTAGTAGGCTATTTGCTTCCTCAAGGTCTGCTATCTCGGCAGTAACTCCGGCCGCTTGAGATGCCTTATCGACTACTTGTGAGCTGCCTTTAGCTGCCTCATCCGCATTGTCTGCATTATTAACCCTTTTCACTGCCGCCGTGATTTCTGCCTGTTCGGAGGCAGTTGGGGCTAAGGCAGTTACTTGCGGATTAGTGAATGACATTGCCGGGAGCTCTAACTCCCTTCCGGTAGAGGGGTAGCCTAGCGGGGCAGTTGTGGAAGGTGATGGGCCTCCCGAACTATTCCCCGCCGCGGCTATTCTCTGACTTGCCAAGGCAAGATTAGAGCCGTAGTTCGACCGCATAGACTTAAGCCCTTCCATCCTCCTTTGAGGTTCGCCGGAAGTGTCAGAAGTTAGCGAGGCTCCGGAAGGCATTTCCGGTGTAGGGGCATTCCCGCCCACCCTAGAAAGGGCCTTACTTAATGCCGGGGCCTTATCGACAGTAGACTTGGCCTTTGTTACGCTATTCGCTCCCTGCATAGGTATAGGAATACGGCCGTAGATAGTAGAGCTGCCGGTGTTGATTACCGGAATCTTTGCAGCCTTCTTATCTTTGGCCGCCATCGCCTCGGCCTCTTTTTTCTTATCCGATATTTCAGACATTTTCATACCTTCTGTTTGGGTTATTTTCCCCATAAGGACTGTAGTAATTAGGGCTTGGTGCATTTGGGTTCCCGGTAGGTATCGGGTATCCCATTGTAGCCATGGTGGTAGCAGTGTTGCCAATATTTGGGATAGATATCGCCCCCGGAGTAGTAGACGTTCCGCCCCCTAGTGTCTCCGGCTGCCTTCCGAGAATTGCAGCCAAAATTGCGTTAGTCATGGCAGAACTTTGGTTGTATGCCTTTTCTTGAATGTCTAACTGCCGCCCTGCAAGGTCTGTAGAGATTTGGCCGTATCGCTCCCCGCCGACGTATCCCTGTAGTTCATTAAGGGCCTGCCGTCTTCTCTCCATATCGGCTATAGCTAGATCCCTCTCAGCCCCGGCCCTAGCGCCCATGGCAGCTTGGTTAATTGCCTGCTGTTGGGCAAAGGCAATCCCACCAGTAACTCCGGTAGCTGACTGCCTTCTAGCCAATTCTGCCGAGGCTGTGGCTCTAGTGCCTTCAATACCGCCTAAGAATTGCTCCCGCCTGTTTACAATCTCCTCCCTACCTAACCCGGTTAACGCCCTTTGCCTTTCGGCAAGGATTTGAGCCGGTAGTCCGGAAGTGTCGGCAAATGTCCCCTTCTGGATTAATGGTTCCCTTGGCCGGTATTGAGATACGTCTCCCTGATTAAAGGGAATTGGAACATAGGGCTTAGTGGTAGTGGAGTCTGTTTGAGTCGGAGGAGCAACAGCTATCTCCCCGGGAGTCCCATAAGTAGGCTCTACCGGGTTCTGGTATGCCGGGTTATTTCTTTGTTCAGGGGCAGAATCTTCCCTGCCGTTCCATATTTCTTTAGCGCCTTTAGCGTTGGCCTCCATCGCCCCCTTGGGGTCAGCCACTCCCTTTTGCACATTCTCCGCCCATTTAGGCTTTTCTACCTTGAATTTCACTTTTCACCTCATGAATAGGACGGTAGCTGTAACTTCTTCAGCCCCGTTATTTATTAAAGATACCTTCTCAGAGTTCCAGGCAGTACCGTCGGTTATCAGTCCATTCCCAGTCTGCCGGATAACTATCCGCTTAGTGGGAGGAACATTAAGGGCATTAACTATATATCCCTGCTCCCCGGCCTCTAGTTTAATTGTCGCCGTGAACGTCTCGAAGTTATCCTCAAAGTTTATCCGTTTAAGCCCAGCAAATAAATCCTTCATGCACCCGGCAAGGTCTTTTCTGATAAATCCCTTCACATCGTCGCCGACAATCTCCCTAAATCCCCGGAATCTCATTCTTTTAGCCCCTGTCTGTAGACTGGTGTCCACTCTAGGATAACGCCATTAATGGAGATATCCTCCCCGGCTGTACCTGACTCGATAGTGATCTTAATCGCCCTAGCCTTTTGAGAGGAGAGTTTTATCTTCCTTTCCTCTCCTACCGTCATGGTTATGCCATCTATTGACGTGGTGTAAGTGCCGTCCCTAAAGTCTCCGTTAACTTTTAAGTCCATAGAAAAAGTAGAGTTATCTACTGATTCATGGCAGAAAAACCTAACTCTCAAAAACTTCTTAAACTGGGAAGGGTCGCCAAGGTTGTACCAGCCAAATACATATTTAGACTCATCGAATCCGGTAGCAGTAAGAAAATCCTTACCCGTCCCTGTGTTGCTTACTGTGTAAGTCTCAGCAATCCTAAGATTGGCCGTCGCCGGAGTGGTCAAGGTTCTGAAGAATAGCCGGCCGAAAACATTAACAGCCAAGTTTGGCTTTATGTTCCAGGGAGGAAGCCAAATGCCTCTTAAGTAGTCATAGGGATAGCAAGTAATCTCATAGTCTGCTGTAGCAAGGGAAGTGGACGGAACTCCATAATACTGCTTAGACTCTAGTGGAACATAAATTAGATATAGATTCTTCTCTCTCCAAATAACCGAATTAGCCCTGGCCATAGCAAAGTGGGGAGTGTTAGCGCCGTTGGATAAATGATAGTCCTGCCGCTTCTTAGTGTAAAAAGGCTCAAGCCTAGAGCATACTTGGCCAGACTTAAGGATGTGTGGCCCTAGTGGAGATATTCCGCCTGAGCGTATTTGGTATGGCCCTTTCTTAGACAGGAAGTAGATTGAAGACTCATCTACTGACTGAACAGAACTATGGGCAACACAACCAATTACATCATCAGCCCTATCCACCCTGACAGAATAGCCCTTAATATCCCCCACTAATATGTCGATATTTTCCTCTTTAAATACTGCCAAAAGATCTTTAGTTGACCCAATGGCAGTAACTACACCCTCTACTGTAAAGTTGTTTACAGCCAAGTCGAATTGCTCCGGCCCTTCTTGGTCTGAGAAGTGGACTAGGTTCGGAGTAGAGTAGTCTGAAAGGACTAGAGAGTCTTGGAATGTTGATAGATACCTGGCTCTAGGAGGCTCGGTTTTTGTTCCTCCGGTGTTGTTATTCCATCGCCTAATAGACGTTAGAACCTCACAACCGGCCGACATAGTAGAGTCCCCACCGGCCGCATCAGTGAGCGATAGCGGCTGAGAAGTTCCATCTTGCCTGCAAGATATTTCTTGAATCTTGTAGAATGGGCCAGAAGTGTTACCGATTGCAGTTGTCTTAGTCGTTCGCCAAACTTCTACCGTAACTCTATGAGTAATTCTCTCGTTGTACGCCGGGTCAATAGTAATCGCAGTATCTAGTGTGATAGAGGAGGCTGTAGTGCTGACAACGGTAGCATATTGAGCAGTATTGGCCGGAGTAAGTATATTCCCGCTCCTAAAGCAGCAAATCTTATCCCCTGCTCTAAAGTATGTCCTTGGGTCAGTAGTTACGTTTATGGTCGTTTGGGCAGTATGCAGGGCGTTAGCGTTTAACCATAAGGTAGTGCCGACAATCCCAGAACCTCCTGATAGGGAGATTGCCGCCACAATGTCTGTGTTCCCGGATGTAGACTGGGTATAAATCTTCCAGTCTGAATAGACAGTATTCCCTCCGTAGTCTATGGCCTTAGTTCTTAGGGCAATTGTATAATACCCGGTAGTGCTAAGAGAGCCGCCGATTGGACTATATGCCGTGAAAGTTGCAGTGGGGATCGGAAGTCCTGCCGGGTAGATAAAATGCCCGTCATACTTCATTACATATCCGCTAGTATCCGTAAAATACAGGACGTTATTTAGTACGACAGAAGACTGAAGGGTATCGTACTCCTCAATGGTATCAATTGGAGCCGTGCTCCCCATATTTATCGCGAGAATAGACCCTTGGGATATCCCAAATGCTGCATAAGTAGATGATGTAGTTAGTGTGGTGAGTTCTTGCCGATATAGACTCTCTAGCAGCATGGTCCCAGAGCCGGGAAATGTAGCTGTCCACCCGCTAACGGCAGATATTGCCGCAACTATCGTTGCTACACTAGTCCCTAGAGTGGTGTTTGAGTAGACTAGAGAGGAGTTTACATAAAGATAAATACCCTGAGATCCGTCGTCCTGCCCTATTTGAAATGAGGCTGTACCTGCTCCGGCATAGGTGAGAGTAATATATTCTTCATAGTATCGGTAGATAGACCCGAGGCTAGTCATGGATATCATTTCTTCTGCCAGATCGTTGTCCCTATTGTAGCCCCTAAACTTAAGAAAATAGGCACCATAGTTTCCGTATGCAGTTAATACTTTGTGTGCCCCCGGCATTTTTCTAATCTCTCCCCTAGGCCCAAATATAATATTCTGGCCGCCATCGGGAGAAAACTCCGGTGAACGATTAACATTATCCGCCTTCAGGTCTACACCCAAAAACTCCGAATATTGTTTTTGGTTAACATACTGAGACATTAAAACTCCGGAAGAATTGGCACCCAATCTACGTCATTAGATTCTTGGCCAAATATGTTTAGAATTTCATCCATTAATTCTTTTAATTCTTTATCCTGTAGGATGTAGTCATTGGAGGAATCTCTAAGGAACAGCCTCTTATACCCGTACATGAGTAGGAATCTTTCACAAGTCTCCGGCAATTGGCTGTTAGTGGTTGTGTACTTACCAAGACAAGCATAGTGGCTAGTGGTTATTGTCTCGCCTTCCTCAAATACAAAGCCCGATGCAATAGTTACCGCGCCCGATGTTGTATTAACCGAGTCTATTGGTATGGCCTTCATCTTTACTGCACCGTCGCGGTCTACAATAGTTAAATAGTCGGTCTGGTCGAATCCGGCATCGGCTAAAGCAACTGAGAATGCATTATCCAGGGTTAGAGACGTAATAGTATTGTCGGTATTATTCAACGTTACCGCTGATACTTTTCCAGAGCGTTTATCAAGTCCCGGCAGCCTCGGGTTGTAGACCATGACACCGAGGTTGCCCGACGTGTCCGGAATCCTGTTAACCAAGACCTTATCCCGCCGAAGAATATATAAAGAAGGGTCGCCGGTGTCTCTAACCCTTTCCTTAAAATAGCCTTTGCGGAGTGGGGAGAGGTCTTTATATTCGCTAGAAGTAGACCAAGAAAAGTCCACCACATGAGACTGGCTAAAAAGATCAAAAGGTAAGTCATATTCTTCCTGCCCCGAGACTGATGTGTATTCCTTCTCTAATGCTAATGCCTTATTGTTCGTCAAATGGATATTAGCAGTTAGAGATTCTTGCGCGTCGTTAAGGGCTTGGATTATTTCAAAGTCAGTTATGCCATCTGTAGTCCCCACTTGGACGTTTTCGGTGTGTCGTCTAATTTGAGTAACCAAATGCTCTACTCGTCTCATCATTTTTTCTTTCTTGCCTTAAGCATGGCAATTAAGATGTTAACTGCTTTCTTTGGCTTCTTTCCGCCTACTTTTTCCTCATCTTGTCCGAGTCCAGGAGAGCCGATATCTCCTGCAGGAATCCCGGCTGCCTGTGCCTCGGAAGGTCGGCGACTGACTGCCTGAAGTTTCCCGGATACTTTTAACTTGTCTTTTAGTTTTGCTTTGGCTGATTCTTTCACCTTGTTCCCCCTAGTGCTTGAATTAATCCCTGTAACGTATTCGATTGCTGATTAGCGTAGTTAGTCGGCTGTTGAGCAAGTTGGCTTCTAACTGAGAGCTCCTGAGAAAATCTATTTTCCCGCTGCTGTGCTTCCCATTGAGACTTTTCTAAAGCCAATTTTCGCTTCTCCGCTTCCATCGACAAGATGCCTTGAAGTAACCCTGCTCCGGCTGTAGCCCCGGCAGTTACCACTGCCGCTCCCATTACTGGGTCCATTATGTATCTCCTATCTTGCGATAATTTATCATTTTACCCCCGCCAATATAAAAGATGCAAAGGCGTAATCTACTCCTTGGTACGTTTCTTTTCTGTGAGGGCATGGTTTCCAATCTATATCGGATACCATATCCCGCTGAAATAGATAGCTTTCGCAATGTTCAGACGATGACGGCAGCCTGTCTTTTGGCCAATGGTCATTGTCAAACGCTGCTAAGACTTCCTCCTTAGTTACCCTTCGATATTTATACGCCGCTGCCTGGTATAGGGCATTGAGAGGTTCTTTCTTTGCGTAATCCTCTAATGTATCCATTTGTCCTACGGTAAGACCTTCTTGGAGTTTATACCTTAGCAGGATGTTCAAAACTTCTAAGTGCCCCTCGAATCCTTTCTTTGGCGCAAATCCTTCATTGATAGAATCGGGAGGAAGGTAGTCTCCTGACACCCTCCCGACTGCCGATGAAAGGAAAGGATTTATTAAGCACCTAGAGAGTTTTGTAACTATGTCTACACCGTCGCAGAAAAACCCGCCGTTATTGCTAACGTACCTATAGAATCCCCTAGCCCAAGTCTTATCCTGCTGATATGCCGCCGCTAGTGTTCTCATAAGCAAGTGGTCTTTAGAGTATTCAGACTTAGACCTATCCGGGTAGCAATCCTTATTCGGATTGCGATACTGTTTAAAGTCTGGTGTCTGAAATACTGAAAGGTCCACTTTATTGTTCGGACATGCCAAAGAATAGAGAGCAGTAAATCCTGCACTATCACATTCATTGTGGACATACTTTAACTCATCATACTTGGGCTTAGAGAGCTTACAGTACAGCTCAGCCTTGTCTTGAATATGGGAAAACTCTCCAACCTTCTTTGGAATTTCTGGGGAAGAACATCCCGATATCCATACCAGGATCGCTGCAATGTAGGCTGCTGTCCCTAATATGTGAATTATCATGCCCATTAGTTCACCCGTACTGCATAAAAGACTGATTCTTCGTCTGATGTGTTGTAGTAAGCACCGGAGTTAGTACCCGCACCGTTAACGTGCTTAATCTGGAGAGTTATCGTTTCATTTGCCGATATTGTTTTGCGAACTTCAGCTGCCAAACAGCCATACACATACGCTGTGGCACCTGCCGGCGTTCTCGTTCCAATTTCACGACCTGAACCAGTGATTTGAGCACTTGCTCCATCGATTAGATATGTCTTAACAACACCTCTATCTGCCAGAGTAGTCCCTGTGGAGAACGAAGCTGAGACTTGATACCGAATATCCCAAACACCAGGAGTGAGTGCCAAAGTCGCTACCGTTGCATACGAAGTAGTAGTTGATGCTCCAGTGATAGTTGATGAGTTGATTCGCTCCCCAATAATCCCGGCTGGCACTGTGGTCCCGCTTGTATCGCCGACAATGTTTCGGGAGCTTATTGGCATTGCTCCTGCGCCGACTCCTGAAGATTTTTTAACCCTCCACTTATAGGTATTTGATGCTGCTATGGTGCTCCAGGCGTTCCCTGCTGCTGCAAAAGCACCGGCTGATGACGGGCTTCTATACGTTCCAAAATAAACGTCAACGTCAGTTGTGTTTGATGCTACTGGCTGCCAGCCAATTCCGTACACTGTCCCAGTCTGGTATTGGTACGCCACAACCGCCGTGGTTGAAACTTCTGGAGACTGCCAAGTTATCCCTCCGTTTGTTGTTATCTCAAGCTCTACATTGTCAGTAGGCAATATAGGAGTTTGGAATCTTACGCGCCTTTGCCTCCCTGCCGTGAATGAACCAAACTGCTGCCCGGTAGACCCATATCCAAATGAGGTTAGATAGGCTCCTGAGTTGTCATCTGTAACATAAGTGCTATAGCCATACTCCGATGAAGGGGCATTAAGCATGGTGACGTTTGAGGACCAACCGACTATGGGAACTTTAAATTGAATAGCTAGGTAGTCTCCGCTAGCTGCTTGGCTACCGTCCCAGTCATTATTTGCCCCAATTTCTGCGAATTGTAGTGTCGATGTAGATGCAGCGAATAGGTTTAACGCTTTATAACCTACACCGCTATCAGCCCACATCGCAGATCCAGCTTTTAGATATCCGCTAATACCAGGAACCTTGTTGCTATCAATGAGATTGCTGTTTGGAATGGTCATTGTGAAAGCCGACCCAGCCCCAGCACCAGTCCATACAACCCTGGCAAGAACTTCCATACTGTCGCCGTTCGGTCTCCAGAAACCCGCCGAGGTATTGTTTGTAGTGTTTGACACGGTAGGCGAAAATGCCTGCCAATCCCCAATCGCCGCACCCTGCACCACCGTGTCAGGTCCGACGTATAGGGAGTCTACCTTTAAATCTACGTTAACCGAGGCATCTTTAGACCACCTAACAGCATACTGATCTGTAGACGTACTGGAGGGGATGAAGAAGCCTTTAAACTTCGTACTGCCCACACCGAGTTTAGCACTATATGGAGAATAGGAAGAAGCCGACCCTTGTACGGATATTCTTTCTTGCAGGACGTTGGAACTATTATACCTGACTACATAGACTTGGTAGTCTGCGTCTGTGGCGTTTCCAGTAGTATCGAATCCAATAGACTGTGGCTTGCCTAAATCTACTGTATTGGTGATAGAAAAAAGAGGAGTTTCAATAAACCCGGCAGTTGTAGTGCCTGAGTCTATTAGAATGGAGTTATTGCCCTCTATTGGAGAAGAAGCACTATTACTTACGGTTAGATTAGATGTATTCCCAGCGCCCCAAGTAGTTTTGTTGGCAGTACGGTCTGAAGATGAGAGAGTGTCCCCGATAGAGTTTGTGACGGAAATTGTTTTGTTTCCGTCAAACCACGGTGAGAGATAGTTCCTCTGCTTTTGCTGTATGAATTGAGCAGTACCAGAAGAATCAAAAACCATATCGCTTTGAACGTCGCCGACTGCACTTGGTAGCGTAGCAGTGTATGAGGCAGTTGTTGCTGGAGTGGCGATTGTCGCTGCTCCGGACGTTGCCCCGTTCAGCTTAAGGTTAGTACCGGCTAGGAGATTTACCGATGTAGTATCTACAGTGGCCCTAGATGTTCCGCCGGTAGCAATCCCTACTGTGTCGGAAGTCGGGGAAAATATCCCGGTATTAAGGTCGCTAGTGAATGAAATAGTAGGGGCAGAAGCAGTCCCTACCGCTGCATTCACCTGCCCGGTAATACTTGGGTCGGATATCGCCGGAGAGGTTAACGTCTTATTTGTGAGAGTGTCTGTAGTGGCCTTTCCAACTAATGTATCTGTGGCGTTTGGGGCTGTCACCGTCCCGGATGTGTTTAATGTGAACGTCCCGCTGCCGCTTACTAGGTTAGTTGCAGTATTACCACTAAGTGTCTTGCCTGTAAGGGTCTGAGTTCCGTTAGTGTTAACGGTAGTTCGCCTAGTAGACGTGCCATCCGTGTAATAAAGATTAGTGCCATCGTATTCTACGGCACCGGGAACAGGAGATGTTAGGTTAGTTCCGGATGTGAATTTCATCGGGAATTTAGTAGTAGTGCCGGGGAATAGGGATAGCGGCTGATTAGCAGTGATTAACGTACTTTCAAAACTAGCTACGTTAGTCCCTCCCGCTGATACTGTCATTGAGTCTGGCCCGGAGGAGGCTAGTCCGGTGTTAGGATCTCCGGTAAAGGAATAGCTTGGCGTTCCCAGTGACCCGGCAGCCCCTAAGAATTGACTACTTGCCGACGAGTTTGTCGCCGATACCGACCCGGCTGAGAGTGTAGAAGTGGTAGTTAGGTCTTTAGTGCCTAGGTCTACATTCTTAGTGGCTCCGACGTAGGGAATAAAATTTGTGGCATCTACGGAAGCAGTTGGGATACGGATTAGGGCACCTGTGCCATTGTCAAACGCTAGAGTTATGGTAGCAGAAGAACTTGCCAGTGTAGCAAATACCTTCAGTACCAGCCTGTCTGTAGGGTCTAAGGTTATGTCAGAGGCAACTATAGCTAGTGGAGACTGCTGCTGTGCCGTGTTAGCTGTAGTTGCAGTAGAGTTATCTGAAGTTACCAGTAGAGTCTCAGTCCCTCCTGAACTTCTCTTATATAGTCTAAACCTAGTTGTGTAACTCTGCCCTCCCGATCCCTTTGTTGTCTCATAGTGAGACGTAATAACGCCGGAGGGGATTATGGTAGTGTTTGGGTATCCTACGTTAGTGGCGAAAGAGGCTAGTAAAGTCTCAGACGTGGTTACTGACACCGGGACACTTGCCGCCGAACCTGCTGTGAAGGCTGGCAATGCAGTTAGGTCGTAGTAAGTGGAGATGTCTGAACTATCATTGGTTAAGACGTATGTCAATATCCCGGTAGGGGATGCTACCGATGACCAATTGGTGGTGCTCCCATCGTCTAACTTCACATACGCTTGGCCAATATCCCCTTGCCGTAGGTATAAACTGCCTTTATGGGCAGTTTTAGCCACAGATGTAGGGTCGTCTGTGCCGGTAAGTATCTCGGCAGTCTCGTTTAGTTTAAGTTTATCCTTCAGGGCCTTGACATAATCACCATTAAAGATAACGGCATCAGCCAAGGCTACGGTGGAAATAATAAACGATAGAAATATGGCTTTTGTGTTAGTTAGTCGCATTGATTATTAGGTCTCCTGTGCTGGCAGTTGCGCCGATAGCTTTGATTGAAAGCCTAGTGCCGGCTGCAATGTAGACTTCTGTTGGTCCGGGGAATCCTCCCGGAGGGATATATAATAGATCGGATTCAGCCCCAGCCCCGCCCGTAGCTAGAATAATCGGGTAGCCAGAACTATCGAAGATGTTTAATAGGTAAATTCCCCCGGAAGTAGATGCAGTTAATTCCGTGTAGGCTGCTGTAGTGACCGGAGTGGCTGAGTAGTCTACTCTAGTTTTAAATACCATCGCCCGTTGGGGAGTGGTGAAGGAAACTGTAGTAGATCCCGATGTACCGGATAGTTCCGGGAGTGAATACCGGAGAATGTCGAAGGTGTCACCGTTAGCTGGTAGACTATCTAGCTTTTGGCCAAGGTGTATGTAGTCTGCTTCAACGTAAACTACACTAGCAAACTCATACTGAGCCGCGCCCGATGTGAACCGGACAATATTACCGATCTTTGCGGCATGTCCAGTTGCTTTAACTATGTATTGTGTTGTGGAAGTCTCGGCTGTATCTGTGCCGACAAGGGCCACATATTGAAATGCAAAAACGTCTGCCCCGTGTCTTTTAGACCCCATTGGGTTGACGGTAGCAAACTGTAAGCCGTTACCTGTCGCCTCTAGTTTATCACTAGATGGCCATCCTTTAATGGTCATATCACCCCTCCAGTCCCTTTGGCCTTCTCAGTGGGCTAAATGGAGGAGGCTAACGCCCCCTCAATCAAGTACCTTCCGGCCTTGATTTTTAAGTGTTATCCGCCGCATGAGATACAAACAAAATTGCACTAAAGTCTGCATCTGCCAAAACTACGCCGGTAGATGCAGTCCTTTGAGTGATAGTCATAGTCGCCCCATCAGTACCGATTGCAAAGTGTTGGTTGGCTAATGAGGTCATAGACGTAATTGCCGCGCCAACAAATCTCTGCCCAGGGTTGTTGAGAGTAAGGACATAGACTCCTGAACTAGACTCAGTAATTTTCATATGCTGGGCAGCGCCCACGTCTAGTCCGTTAGTTGTCAATGTTCCGCCGGCCACCGCTGAGCCGTCTACAAGAGCGAACATAGCCACAACCTTACGCTGGTGTGTATCAATGCCCCTTGTCATAAATGGGAATCCACCTTCCATTTTGTCAATCCTTTATGGTAACCGACGAAAGGGCAGCATTTTGCCCTTTCGCCTAGAGTGAAACAAACTGAGGAACGCTATTATTAAGTTGCCAATCCGTAACGGATACCTTGGTGCAACGGAGAAACTAGCGTCTGCCAGTAACCGCCGTATCGTGCCTCATAAGCATCATCGTCAGCCTTACGCAAGAAAACAGTGCCGTCATCGTCAAACCAGCCAAATCCTGGGGCGTGCTTCAGCTCAATGAAGTTTGTGTTGAGATAATAAATCTCATCGGCTTGCATGAAGCGGTCAGGAATTACTGGGATAGGGCCAGCAGAAGTCATGTATTCAAGCGCCTTGAAGGATACTTTTCCTACTAGGCTTTCGTCTCGTGGCATAACTTCGATGTACTTCTTATCTTCCATAAGGTTCAGAAGTTTTCTGAATTGAGTGTATGAGCATACAACCAAGTCAGGAACTTTTCCTGATTTACGGTCAATTGATAGTACGTCTTCGTTTAGCATGTCAGTAGTTATACCGGCTCCGGCTGCATCAGACTGTACACCAGCTTTCCATCGGCGCTTAATAGTTACGCCGTAGAGCGTACCGCTAGTTGCCTTCAAGACTTCGCCAAGACCGATTGGGTCTTTGCCTTTAGAGTTCTGCATATATAGGTATCGGTTAGTTGGTACTGGGCCTGGGCCTGATACCAATGCAGCCAATCCTGCTGAAGTGCCAACTAAGCTAACTACGCGAGTAGTTGGGTTGTAGTCAGTAATTTCCAGCAAGTTTGCTGTGCCTGTCTCTGTGTGGTAGTGAACATAATCACCTTCTTCTACGAAAGCCTCTACAGTAGAGCTTCCGAGAGTCACCAAGTAAGGTGAGACGCTAGAGCCTGCACCTGTAACGTTAGTTGCACCGTCTCCGGCAGCAACCGCACCGTTGCCTAGTCCTGAGTTTTCGCTAGAGTCATGGAATAAGATTCTTGAACAGTTTCTCATGTAAGACTCTACTGCCCTTTTGACCGCAAATTTAGTTGCGTTAACAAAAGCGCCTTCATCGGAAGAAGCAGCCTTTATTGCTTCTCTTTCGATTTCAGCCCTTGCGTAAACTTTTTTGCGGGTAATGGTGTAGTTGTCTACTGAGTCATTGTTAACTGCTGGCAAAGAGCCTGAGCCTACGCCGCCTGCAAATGCAGTTGGTACAGCTCCGGTTTCCTGCTTGCCTACAAAGTCATAAGACTTCTTAACTCGGGCAAGTAGTACGTTGGCTGAGTTATAGACGTTTTCAGATAATTTGCCGTACTTAATTTTGAATAGTTCTGTTGCATCGGTAAGATTTAACTGTCCCATTAGCTTTTTCCCTTTAGCTTATGGAGTCCCAAAAGTCATCAGACTTGGTGACTCGTTTTGTTTTTGGCTCTGTAGGTGTTTTCTTCTTTGTGGCTTGGCCAGTTTTACCTAGCTTCCTGGATAGGCGCTTCTCGGACTCATCGCCCTCATCGCCTGCTTGTTCTTCGCTGCTATACACTGAAGTAAGGACTTCCATCACATCTTCAGTAGTAAAGTTAGGGTCTTTAATGCTCTTGTCTATTAACAAGTCTAATAGTTCTTTATCTCCGAGTAGGCTTTTGTCAAAACTCTGTACGGCATTTGTTACCGATGAAATGACCTTAAGCTCTACTACTTCCTTTATGCTTGTGCCTAGTTTATTGGCCTTTAGGTATGATGTTAGTTCGTCTCTTTCAGAGTCACTTATCCCATACTGTGCCAATATCCTATTTTCACTTGAAGCCTTTTCCGCGTTAGCAGTTGCCTTTTGTGAAAGTTTAGTATCTAGGTCTTTATCAAGGCTATCAATCTTTAACCTTCGTTTCAAGTGCCAGTTTTCTTTTTCTATTTCAGATAACCCGGAAACTTGGTCATAATCACTAGAAAGGCCAGAATTGATCTTTTCCATCATAGACCTAGGGTCACGCCCAGCCAGTTGCCCGATCATCTTAAGAACTTCAAAGGATGTTGCTACAGGGTCTTCAGAAGTCTCGATTTCTTCCGCCTTGTCGAATATCCCCTGAACAAAACTATCTAGCCCCCTTACCCGACCAACAAAATCCTGCCTTTCGTTGTCTAGTTCTGTAAACTTCTTATCCCATGCCTGCTTGCCGGAGAAATTATTGACTAGAGTCTGAATAGCTACCGGCACAAGCTCCCCGTCTATCTTTACTGGGATCATAGCTCCGGTGTGGATATCTATAGGCTCCCCGCCTAAGGTTCCCTTAACTTTCTTGCCCTTAACTTCCGGGTCTCTACTGGCCGCCTTTACTGGCTCCGCATCCCCTTCTTCATTCCCTTCTTCATCCCCTTCTTCATTCCCTTCTTCATCCCCTTCTTCACCTTCCGGTTCTTTCTGGGATTCTCTCTTAGGGGCAGGGGCTTTAGTCTTTTTTGGTGCTGCCGCTTCTTCATCCATCACCTTTTCTAAGTCATCGAAAGATACTCCCCCGGACCCGCCGATGGCCTTCTCCTCATTGACTACATTCTCATTTGGGTTAATGGTTGTTTGTTCACTCATTTACTTATCTCCCTGAAGGCATTAAATTTTCCACCCCTGCCGGGATGTTACTAGGTGGATTAGCTAGCCCCTGTCTTTGTGGCATTAGTTCTGGAGGAGTCTGCATACCAGGCATAGCTTGGGGCATAGGCTCTCCCGGCATAGGCATAGGCATAGGTGGTGCCAGTGGCTTCTCCATAAATAGCGGAAATGCCGGGAAGCTCTGCATAATAGACTGAGCATAAATAGGGTTAGTCGCCATAATATCGAGCATAAGCATTTCTGTAGTGGCGATGTGGTCCTTTAGTGCCTCTACATCTTTTTTAGGGATTGTACCGTCTTTAAACTCTGCCTCGGATAGTTTCCTGATGTGGATTCTATAGTGGGCAATATGATCTTCCCATTTCTGGGGATCGGGGATCGGCATAGACTGCATACAGTAGTCATTTTCCTGCTCTGCCGCCCGGATGTTTACTGAGTTAGTAGTTATGAACTTATCGGCCTGGCCGAATCCGATCATTTCTAGCACTTCATCATCATCTACTCTGCCGGGAAACTCCCGCCGCAAGTCTATGATTGTCTGAATCCGCTGGCCCTTTTGTTGTGGCAATGCTGAGGAAACCTGAGCCTTAACGTCCCAATCCCTAAGAAGGTTGGCCAAGTCAAAATTCTTGGCTAACTTTGCATCGTTCGAGCCTAGTAGCCTCTCTACTCGGTTATCGTCCCTATCGTAAAACGATCCGGCAGTAAATGCCGTTAGCCTGGCCAGCGACCTAATGGATGTGTTCAGGTTAGATATGTGGGCGTTAGCCCTTTCGTTTTCTTGTTCGTTTAAGAATTGAATAGCTACGCCGGATTTAACGCCTGCTGGAGGCTCGCCCCTCGATACACCAAACACTCCCATAATTTTCTGCATTTCATTGGTGAATATCTCAATTAGCTTAAAGTTATTCGCAGCTCCAGGGTTAGGCTGCTCTAGTCTTGGGGGAACTGCTCCGGTGTACCAAAGAATTGTGGAGCCATTACCTAAGTTTTCAGCCTTTACAGAATTTCTCGGGGCTACCCATTTAGGATAACTTGCAATCATACATGCACGAACGAGGCTGGAATAAAGCCAGTTTATCTTCTCCTGGAGGGGCTTAGCCTGCTCCATAACTGCAATGCCGTGTAAGTGATTTGGCGGAAGATCGTCTACCCTTCTAACCCATGGGAAACCATTAGTGGCCCGTAGCTTAGCGTAGATATTCACATCGTCTTTTAGGATAACGTCCGGAGTAAAGCAGATATAAGCCCCACGGTCTAACTTATCGGACGTTCGATGATAGAAGTGAATTTTTAAGCAATGGTTATGGAGCCTCTGATCCCTGAAAGTCTCTAGGCTAAAGGAAGTTAGTTCCTTAGAGGCTTTAATACTTCCGGCCTTTTCTGGAAAGTCAGCCTTTAGGTCTTCAATATGAACATACTCAAAATAGAAAGCCCATTCGCAGTCATTATAATCAGACTTTGGCTGAAGTAAGATATAGAGGGGCATGATAACTGCAATTTCTTCTTCACCAATCCTAACTGGCTTCTCTACCTTAACAGTGCCTGAGTCGGTCTTTACCGTCATGCTACCCGGCTTAATTCCATTTTCTTCCAGTAGGTCATCTATCTTCTTTTCGCTTAGCTTCTTTATGTCTATGGAAGTAGTAACTCCCTTTAGGAGTTTAGCTAGGTAGTCCGGGTGTAGTGGCCCTTTGTTCGGGTTCCATCTAATTAGGTGGTAGGCTTCTCCGGCTATCTTAGCCATCCTAGATCCGGTTTGGATAATGCTATCTATATCTTCTCGATACCATACTCCCTCGGTTATCTTCTCAACTACCTTGGAAGCCATCATATCTTGGTGATCGGCCTCCCCGCCGGGTGAAAAGGTAACGGCCGGACGATATCTAGTCTCCCTCGCTACGTTCTGCTCTACCATATCGTGTAGAGAGTTAACGGACATTTTAAGCTTCCTGAGCGTAGTAGTCTGACTAGATGCATCGGAGAATAGGCGATCCCTATCAGATCGGGAGCCTCTTTCGTAGGCCATGCCTTTATAGTAGGCGATGTTTTCTTTGATCCGCATAAATCTAGGCTGATTGCCTTTCAATACGGCCTCAAAGTTAGTATTAAGCCAAGCCAATAAGCCTGGAAGGTCTTTTCTATCTACTGCCCAGAAAGGTTTGGCCTCAGCCTCGGACCTGGCCGCATCTTGCATATCCGAAAGGTCGTCGAATCCTATCATTACTCATCCCCTTCAAACGTTAGATTAATAGGCATTTCACCTTGGGCCATTGCTCTTTCTGCATCTAAGTCACTAAATCCCCCCATCGGGGCCATATCAGTAAGCATAGTATGAGTAGACCTTTTAAGGGCCTCTACTTGAATAGTTGACCAAAGGCCAAGGCCAATGGCGACGAAAGATAAGATGAAAGAAACTCCGGCCAATATACCAATAATTCCCATAGCTATTGTCATGTGTCATACTCCCAAGGGTCATCCGATTCTTGCTTATTCTTATACGCTCTTTCTTCTCTGGTATCCTCATGGTCTACCGGATCGGGCGACTCATCATCTTCTAGTGATAGCCCTGCGGCAGCATTCCCATACCTCCAGCAGTCTATTAGGTGATCCCCTTTCTTAGGTATGTTCCCATTTCTATCCTTGACGTAATTCTCAATTTCCCAAATAAGGTTGGGGCAATTATCGCTTATTGTCACTTTACTGTATAGCATTTGGTCTTTTATCAGCGATAGCCCATTGGCTTTCTTGTCCCAGGCTTTATGAGTAGGCAGGAATCCCCGGCCGTATGAGTTAGATGCTTCATTAGCAAACCATGCTTCAGCCTCATCATAAATACCTGTAACATCCTGCCATCCTAAGGATTTCTCCTTATCAGCTATTTGCGGGATTATTTTAGATGTGGATGTTTCTGCCTGAGACTTGGCATAAATCTCCCCGCAGATAAACACTTCCCGAGAGTAGGGGTTGACTGCCATAAACAATACGCCGAATACGGTCTCTGTACCCGGATCACAAACGGTGAAAGTAGATAAGTTCCGCTTATCCTTAGCCATCCTTGCAAGCATTTGCTTATGGGGGACAACAAACTTGCCCTTGTCCCACATCGGGAAGATAGCACCGGGGCCACCCTTAACCCGCTTTGCCATATACTCCCGCATAAATCCGGCTTCATCACCCCGGGCTATGTATTTAGCCCTTTGGCCATCTATCCATTTTCGATCAATATGTGGGTTATCATACGTCGTAAAGTTAAAATAGGCACCATTAGGATCTACTGCTATTTCGTCCATCATCTCATAAAATGGGTGCCTACGTTGGGGATCGTCCGGGTGACTATCAGTCTCCGGAGGAGTTCCAACCACTAAATGCAAAGTTCCATCTTTAGACTTAGCCCCCTCGTTCGGCTCCATTGCCGGGTGGAATAGCGGGTGAAAGTCTTTATATTCGTCGTATACATAAACGTCCGGGCCTACACCCCGGTATGCTTCATAATTCTCACTGCCAGCTATCTTAAGAAAAGATCCGGAAGTAAATCTCATTCGCAATTCGGTCTCATTGGGCCTGCCTGCTAGATATTTAGCTGGCCCAAATCCTTTGATTCTATTGTTAGCCCAAATCAATTCCTTTGCCTGGGTAGACGTTGGGCCAAAATAATAATTATTAGCATTAGCAATAAGTAGAGAGAGTCTCCATAGGACATAACAGACTGTTTCGGTCTTTCCCCACTTTCGACCGCACTCGATCCCAATCTTTCGTTTACCTTCGTAAAATATTGCATGCAATACCTTCACTTGAGTTTCGTGCGGAATCCAGTCGGCATGTAGGTCTTTTATGACATTCGCCATATATACCAGTTTTGTTGGGTCGATATCAATCAATTGCTGGCCCTGCCGTTATTCTTGCAGGGTCGTTTTTGAGAATAGCTATAGCCTCAGCAACCGAGTTTACCGTAGGCTTGCCGGAAATTGGCTCCTCTAATTCTGGCTTATCTCGCCAATTTTTAGGGTCTAAATTCTTTAGAAGAAACATAGCGGCTTTAACGTCCGGGGGATACTGCTTTACCAAAGTGTGCTCAACTACTTCCCCGCTAACTGCATTGTAGAATACTTTGGTTTCTTCAGTGCGGTAGCCAAGGGCCACTCTAACCAAAGTATTCTCAATTGCCGAGACTACTTCCCGCCTAGAGTCCTCTAGCCTAGCCTTGATCTCGGTCTCTGAAGTTAGCCAGACAGCTAGAGCCCTGGGATCGACTCCCAGGGTCTCAGCCATTTTATTAGTATCCCAGCCCCTAGAGGCCATCCAGCAGACAGCATTAAGCAGGATATGACCAAAATCCCTTTTGGCCAGTTTTGGAACTGTTTTATCCCTCAAATCCTTAGAGCCTTATCCGAGTTTCTAGGAGTTATCTTCACGGGGTCTTTAGGCGCTTCGGCAGCTAAGTGCTTAGGGAAGGCTAATAGATCGGGGATACTAAAACTTTCAATGTAGCCCTTAACGTAGGCTTCCTGAGCCTTGTCTACTAATTCACCAGCCCACTTAATGACCTTTGCCGGGTCCGGAGCCACTCCAAATATCTTGATATGATTCGCAGTAAGTTTGCCAGCTATCGTCTTAAGCTCTGCCTCAGACTTTGCCGGTCTTATTTCATAACTCATTCTACCTCCTTACGTTATCCCAAAGCCTAACTTGAAACAAAATTAGATGCAAGTTATCCTAAGCCTATCAATAACCTACCATTCACATCACCGAAAAGGACTAAAAAATGGAAAAGCAAGGCATTGAAGCAATTAAAGCAGTAGTTGAGACGGCAACCTTTGCAGCTAATATCGCAGGGAAAATTATGGAAGATGGAGAAGTGGGCTTCCAAGACCTTATGCAGCTCCCTCCCCTGCTTACTGCATTAGTTGCGTTAACCAAGTTAGACCTCAAGAGCCTATCAGCTCAAGTATTAGACTTAGATGCAGCCGAGAAAGAAGTATTAGTTAAGCTATTTGAAGCACGTTTAGACCTGCCAAATGATGGCATTGAAGCAAAGTTAGAAGTAGGCGTTAAGTTAGTGGCTGACGTAGCTATGGCGATTAAGGGTCTATTAGCGGTAATCAAAAAATAATGACTGAAATAGAATTTTTCACCAAAATATTAGACGGCAGCACCGGGTCAGTGTATGGCCTGGTGTTACTGTATTTTGTGTGGCAAGTGAAAAATTCTATACGACACATGGACAACAGTATTGAACAGCTCGAACTATCCCTAAGCAGTCTAAACGTAACCCTCTCGGCATTAATTGCCGATCGGGAGCGGGATAAGGAAGAAATAGACAGGCTCAGGGATGAGTTTTCTGCTTTCCGTGCTACATGCCCAGCCAAGTCAAATAGAAAGGTATAGCCATGAGAAAAATAGAACCAAATATGATTGCGCATATAGATAGCCTACTAGCCTCCGACCCGATAGCTAAAGAGGCGCTATCCCTTGCCGACCCTAGATTGCTATTCGGCCGGGTAGCGGATATTTGCGTGGGCATAAGGGAAGTAGGCGGGAACAATAAAGGTCCGTTGGTCGAACTAATCCAAAGCACGATTGGCGGATCTAACCGAGAAGCATGGTGCATGTCGTTTATTCAGACTTGCTTAGCTTATGTTGAACACGTCATGGGTGTAGTATCTCCAATTGCAGCAAGTGAGCATTGCTTAACAGTATGGAATAAGACTCCAAAGAAACAACGAGTAAATATCATACCCGGACAATCAGCGATAATCATATGGCAGCATGGCGAATCCCAGAATGGACATACCGGAGTCATGCGAGAATGGCGGGAAGAATACATGTACTGTGTAGAGGGTAACACCGAGTCAGGGCTGAGCAATAGCGGCAGCATAGAAAGAGATGGCGGCGGGGTCTATCTTACTAAACGAGATTCGGAGAAAAATGGAGACATGAAAGTGGTTGGGTTTCTTAAACCATTCTAGCTAGGGGAATATATGCAAGGCATAGCATTAACGATACTGCTAAAAGTAGCTGAATACCTGATTACCAGGGAGATTGAAAAAGCCAAGGCTAACGATAAATCCAAACTTACAGCCAAGGTCGAAAAGACTAAAGCCAAGGTTGGGTCAATCTACGGCATGTTTGACCCCCAGTAGTTATCCGGAAGGTTCATATATACATATGAACCTTTTCGCCTAAACCACAATAGTTGTCTTAAACTTAATCACCTTGTCCAGAAACTCGGATTCTTCAATAAGCTCTTTCAGTATCTCCCTAGCCTCTCCCCGATCCTTGGCAAGCCCTGCTATTATCTCATGTATCTCGCATAGTCTTTGCTTGTCGGTACTAACATCCCTCTCCTGTTCCAATTTTAACCTAATCTCTCTAATATTAGCGATAGCCACTTTAACAGCCTCGGCCTTCCTGTCAGTAAGATCCTTCCTATAAAGCAAGTCTGAAACATGTATATCTAATACCTCTTTAACACTTGGACTCATCAAGTCTATGATATTACTAGCCAAACTCTCATCGTGGATCATAAAATGTCCTGCAGCAGGTTATGGTAAGTGTCAAATCTTTTGACAAAGTGTCAAATCTTTTGACAGTTACTGGTTATGGTAAGTGTCAAATCTTTTGACAGTACCGGTCTTATCTAAGTCTATCACTTGCTGGCCAAAGAAAAAAAGAAAAAATAATTCAAAATATCATAAATAGATATTGACTCTATTCTCTATTTATCATAAATTCCTTTTGTCGCTGAGGCACAACCCAAACTTGGAGAAATAAAAAATGAACACTTTAGCATTAGTACCAGAACTATCGGCAGCCATGGCAGAATATGTAGCCCTAAAGGCCGAGGCTGCAAAGATGGAAAAGAGGCTATCAGTGCTGAAAGACCAAATAGTATCTAGCGAACTGGAAGCAAAGGAAGTGGCTGGCTTCAAGCTATCTGTCTTCCCTAGAAAGAATGAAAGCCTAAGCCTAAAGACAATCCGGGAAGTGTTGCCTTCCGAGATTTATGCAGACTTTCTTGCTGAGCATGTTAAAGAGAGCATAAGCATTGTGCTTACACTCTCCAAAAAAGAAAAATAATTTAAAAAATATGATAAATAGATCTTGACTAGAAGGTCTATTTATCATAAATTCCTTTTGTCGCTGAGACACAACCAAAAGTAGGACGAAAGAAATGTCAACCAAATCCCCTTCAAAATACCTTAGCCTAGCCTTTCTTAAGGCAGCGCAAGCTAACTACTCAAAGTCTGAAGGCGGGATTGAATACGATGCTGAGGAATTGGCTCAGCTAATATCACAGAAAGAAGAAAAGGCATTTGATGCATATTCTGAAGACTGGTGGTCAATGGTAGATCAATCCTCAGAGTTTGACGGATGGGAAGATTTCTCAAGTGTGGAGCAGGTGTTAGAACTATCTGCTGAAGATATGGCTCTAGTGTTTGAACTAGGCAGAAAAGTAATATTCAAGGGAGTGTCAATTATGGCGGATACTGTAAAGAGGGCTAAGACGGGCGGAAGAAAGCGCAAGGTAGTAGGGGGATGGTCGAGCATTATCCTACCAACAAGGCTAGTGGAACACATAAAGGCCAGGGGACACCCGGTAAGTCCTTGGGTTACTGATCTGGTGGTGAGAGAATTTAAACGAATGGCAATAGAGGGGGAATCATGTACGACTATCTTAAAATAGTAGAGAGCATAGAAGAAAGCATAAGTGAAAAAGCCTCGGCGCAAATAGTTGAGTTTCAGGCAGAAGTAAGGGCAAATGTTAACGTGATATTGCACTATTGCAATAGCTACAGTATCCGGGTCGGACTAAAAGACCCAAAAACCTCTTGGACAAGGCATTTCTTATTACTGTCAGCGGACAGCGATAGGTTCGACCGATCCTTGGAGACAAGTATCGCCAATGAGTTCGCACGGATAGAAGAATTAGAAGAAGCAATCGACAGACTACGCAGGCTGGTGAAAGATTAATAAAAATGGACTAGGGGAATCCCCCCAGTCCATCGTCAACCCAACTATTTGCACTTTAAGCACAATTAGACTTACCTTCCTTTGCTTCAGTAGTCAATTTATCTCTAACCCATAGTGCTATCCCTACCGCATCGACTAGCCCCGAGTGTGGCTTAGACCTGCGCCCAAGGATGAACGGTTCAAGCCCTACTTGCTTAATTACCCAGTCTGATATCAGCTCTTTAGTTGAGACTTGGCTATCTATATCTTTCCTCCCCAGCCCTGCAACCTTGTGCCATGCTTGTGGAGTAGGATTCAGGTAATCATACGCCAAACAATCTAGTGCCCCGATAATTTGTCCGTATCCGCAGCCAAAATTGAACATGCTAGTAACCCCCTGGCCTGGCATAGCGTGAACTCGCTCTAGGGCTACACCGGATATCTGATCTTCAAGCCCCTGCATAAAGGACATAACTAATACGCCAAGCTTCTCAGACTTATCAAAATTGGCCATGGCTACAATCTCCCCTAGGCCATTAATTGCAGCTATTCCCCCGGTTTTTCCAGGGTCTATTCCTACATACAGCATAAGCATTATCCTTTTCAGATACCTGTTGCTCACTCATGATAACGTGGGATAGGCTATATATCTATAGTTATGCCCAATGAGGGGCAGCTATTATTCGGGGGATTGTGGAAGTGATAGCGGTAGTAGGGGACAAATCAATAGCAGAATGCAAGGCTAGCCCTATGCCGTATAGAAGTTATCCACAGGACATATACCTACAAAATAGGTGCTGTACACCCGACAAGCAGCATATCATAAATAGATTATGCCTAACAAATGTACAGAAATTATACGGTACTTCTCCCCGTCTTGTCGGGAAAAGAATCGTGCCAAAGTTACTAACTGCTGGGAATTACAGAGAAATAAAAAATGCGAATTGCGAATCACTACTCTGGCCCACTAAATAAAAATAAAAATAAAAATAGGAGCGTGAATAATTATAAAATCCGCTCACGTTGGTCCAGTACCGTAATCTAATACTGCTGTCTAAAAATTAATAGGCAGCATTCCAGAGCATATCCCCGGGATGTGGGAGGTCTTTTCCTTCCACTATTCGGACTGATAACTATGTTGCCAATGTTGCTTTTATGCGAAATATGCTATATCTAACCCTGCCGAAACTTTTCCTATGGTTTCGGTGGTTGGTGCCTAGCCGGGGTGGTTCCCGGCTTTTTTCTTTACTGTCTGGAATCTATTTGGTAGGTTCCATCCATCAACCGACCGCTTACCACGGTCATATAATAAGGATCCCCCCCTCATGTTTATTGAGTTTCTACGGTCTCCCCTCACGATTAAGAATAAGACAGCATTCCTAGGCGGTCAAAAACTAACGCCAAAGGCCGTTAAGGATGTTTTGACCTCAGATATTGACAGGAGCATGGAAGGCTATGAGAAGGCCATTGCCGCTATCGTAGATGGAACACCAGAAACCCTACTGGCCACCATAGTGGGGGCAATGAAGCCAAAGCCAAGGCAGGGGAGTCGGGATCTGGTCGGGCTTTCAAGGTTCGACACAGAAAGCACGATAATAATCAGGGACAAGAAATCAAAGTTTGACTACTTGCGCCTGTATAATAGTAATACACAATACCACGAGGAGCTAACTAACCAGGCACTATCACAATCCCTTTCATCCACTTTCTTTGATGAGGAGGAGCGGCTGGCATGGGTAGCAGAGCATACCAGGCTGGTCTCCTACGTGTTTAAGCAGTTTAAGCCTACTGGTCTTTATTATGATGAGTATGGGGATGCATTCTTTAATAAGTATGTTCCGCCTGCATACCGGACAATGGCCGATGCGAATCAGAACGAATACACTAGTGCATTTTTCGCATTCTTTGAGTTTATGTTCCCTATTGAGGCTGAAAGAGTGGAGATATCTTTTTGGATCGGAAGAATATTAACCGATGAGTATGCGGAAGAAGCATTAGTTATGTGGGGACGTAGAGATATCGGTAAGACTCTATTTGCTGAAATACTGGGGACACTAACCGGTAACTACTCATCTAGTTCCGTACCTATTGGGAAATACGCCGCACAAATTGCCTTCACAAAACTACACTTTTTTGATGAGCCTGTTCACGGGAATAAAATCTCCCTAGAAAGATTCAAGGGATACTTAAGCAGGTCGGATACCAGAAAGTGGGAAGAAAAGAATGAAAAATCATTTGAAGCACCGAATATCTGTAATTTCATCGTTGCCACCAATACAGAGGCAATGTTCTATATTGAGCCGGAAGAAAGAAAATTTTACATACCAGAAATAGCTAAAGAGCTTTTCCCGGACTATGTAAAAAGAAAACAGAAAAAATCGAAAGAGGAAGCGAGAGCCTTAGCCGAAAAAATTATGATAAGGCTTTACGCCCTGCATAAAGAAGATAATGACGATATTATGGCCGCAAGAAAATATTTATATGAATACTTCGTGGAGGCTAAAGAAAAGTATCTTGGCGGGAGTGTTCATAAGCGAATGAACTACCATACCCAAAGTCTACTAAAGCTATGCCTGGCCCACGAGTCTGAAGAAATAAAAAGCCTTATTGCTTGTCCTTTAAATGAAATCTCCCACCGGTATTTTAGGGACGAATGGTCAAATAGGGGCAAGAGAAGTGTGGAAAAGATGAATACAATACTAGCAGAGTTCCATCAAAGATATGAGCCGTTCTTTAAAGGCAAAAAATTGGGATGGATTGAGGGGGAGCCTGGGTCCCATTCTTGGGTTTTCCATAGGGGGGAGAAGCCGGAGAAACCAGCCATAGAAGAAAAAATTTAACTGGGAAATACCATACATATAGAGGCTGATATAAATGAGACTGTGCTATTTAGATTTTGAGTTCAATGATATTTCCGAGCCGATCCGCAATCTAGTTTGTGTTGCTTGGGAGATTTACGACAACGGCGAAAAGGTAGATGATAGGGCTATTTGGCTATACAACGACCCAAAGGGACAAGAACTAGCGGCTGAGTTAATTCGCAATGAAGTGGCGATGGGGACTATCTTCGTCGCCTTCGTTATGGAGGCAGAATCCTTCTGTATGCAGCAATTAACTAAAGATAAGA